TCATTACCTGAGTAGGTAATTTTTGGTGCGCCTGTGTCTAGTGATTCTAATCCTGTTTTCATATAATTTTGTATGTTAATTTAAAAAGCAGGAATTTAACCTGGGGTTGTTAATAATACTTGTTTTTGTCAAGTAAATCAAGCTTATGATGTAACTACTCTAGGCTTAATTTCTAGCGCAGATAGGACTACATGTAGTCTATTAGCCGTTGCTGCGGTTACTTTTATTACTTCACTTTCCGCAACCACAAGTGGTGCAGATAATAATTCTGTTGTTGCATTAGCAGATATTGCTTTAGTCTTAAATAAGCTAAATACAGCGTCATCTGTATCAGTTATAGTTACTGTTATAGTATCAGCATTACCTGAATCTTCAGACACTAATATTGATTTAACAACAGCAGTTGTAGCTGATGGCACTGTGTATAATGTAGTAGCACTAGTGCTTGTTAAATCTTTCTTTTTATTTACAAATGTATTAGCCAAAGAAAAAAGCCTCCGCCTCTGCTTCTTCTTTTAAATCTTGTTGAAAAGAAGTATTTAATTTTTGGACAATACTATCTACATCTCTAACAAATGATTGTTGTATTTGTTGATCGTATTTCTCTAAAGGTTGTGTTAATGATTGTACAATTCTTGCCATTATCTTCTCCCGTCCGCTTGTATATCTAATCTAAAAGTTCCAAGTTTCCAATGTTGTTTAATACTAGTATTATCTACTTTTAAAGCAATAGCTCTTGCTCTAGCGCGGGTATCTATTTTAGTTGTAGATGTAGTTGTTGTAAAAGGTCCTAAGGATGAACTTGATTGTGAATCCGTTGGATAATTTTTTAAATTTAATGTAACTCTTGCATCACCTGTTTGAGTTAAAAAGTCAGGTAATACTCTTCTAATTTTCATCATGTATTCACCATCACCTTGTAATCCTTGTTGGTCTAAATCAAAATCTCCAGATTGAATATTTGCTGTAATAGAAGTTCTTGCTCCTGCTTTAATTTGATCTTGTCCTGTTTCGTGTTCAAAGTAAGTTGTAACACCATCAGTGTTTCCAACTGTTGCATCACTTGTAGCAGATGAATCATATTCAGTGCCATGTGGTTTTCCAAATATAGAAGAATCAAACCAAGATGATCTAGCAAGTGAGCTTGTAGTCCATACTGGTCTTTCCGGTGTTGAATCCATAAAGTTGTAAGTAACCGATCTATTGTTAGATGCAGCACCGCTACCTGGATAGAACCAAGTTACTTCACCAAACAAGTTATTTAATCCTGCATAAATATGATTTTTAGGAACTGTGTTAATATCATCATAAACATAATCTTCAACTAAACACGCTAAAGATTCTAGTTTACCAGTGTATCTAAAGAAACCATTTTCTGACATCCAATATGCAGATCCATCAACCTCTACGGCTGCATTTTTACCAATCAATCCACAGTTAGTTCCAACTTGTTGAAACGAGAAAGTAAAAGGTGCACCAACAAATCTCATAATAAATAAAGATGTATCAGTCCAAACATAGATTGCATCACGACCTCTTATAGCTGCAACGATCCGTGTTCCGTCAGCCAGTCTTTGTGTACCAGCAGTATTGACTGCACTAGGTGTGTAAGAAGTTGTTGCATCAATTGATTCTTGGTCCGAGAATCTGATAAACATATCATCTTGTGTTGACGTTGTGCCAATTGTAGTTTCTGTTCCAAAAAATACTAAGTGACGATCCGGTGTAGATACTAAAGTTTGTAATGCTGCTGTTGGTGCATTAGCAACGATTGCTGCTCTAGTAGAAGTTGCACTATCAGCATCTGCATCCCATGAAAAAGTTGCACTATCTACGATAGTTGCAATAAGTTTATTTCCATAATTGTCCAAGGACCATAAGCCAGGAGCTGTTATAATATCACCTGTTTGTGATGCACCCCATTTAGTATATTCAGAAGCATCAGTTACTGTCGCTCCATCAGAGTGACTAGCTGCTGTTGTGTTATCTGATCCTCTAGTTAAACCTGATAAAGTTCCTGTACCAGTAGTGTTCGATGTATAAGCAATTCTTTCATCATCTATTACTACTGTTCCTGATGCAGGAAATCCTGTTGAGTCATCTAAAACAATACTAGAAGAACCAGAAGTTAGTGCTCCATTTAAAGTATCAAAAACTTCTCCAGCTACAGTACCACCCCATAATCCTAATCCCCAACCAGCGGCTGATGCCTCAGTTGCAGGACCAATTGGATAATAATGTTGAACTCTTATTCCACCAGAAGTACTGGCGCCTGATCCAGATTCAGCTGATCCCATTTCAATAGTAATAGTTGTTGAAGTTGGAATTGATGTTACCATAAAAGTTTTATCATCAAAATCACCAGAACTAAAATTAGAATTAGTAATAGCAGTAAAACTATCTAATAAAACAATATCATTTTTAGAAATACCGTGAGCAGATGCAAACGTAATCGTAACAGTTGCATCGCTTTGTGTTGTTGTAAAAGCACTAGTTAATGTTGTTGTAGATTTGATAGGAGTAATGTCATAAAAAGCTCCTCCAGAGTACACATATAACATTCTATTAGTTCCTAATGCAGCATATTTAATACCAGATGCATTAACAAAATGGTGTAAGGCTGTGCTTCTACCAGTTAAAGTAACGTCTCCTAACTGTGCCCAACCACCTATTTTTTCAGGTGAACCATATCTAAATCTTACATAATCACCACTAACCCATTGGCCTTCGCCACCAGTTGCTGTAACTTGTTTATTAAATCCAGGTTGAAATTTTAATTTTTGTAACATAATTATCTTGCGTTTCCTGGTACTCCATTTGAATTTACGAATGGTTGTTCTGCAAAAGCCATAAAGACATATGTTCCACTTGAATTGTTAAAACTATCTCCACTATTTCTAATTTTAAAACCATTACTTAAAAAATCTAAAGCACCACCGCTTTCATCAGCATCTGCGTTAGTTAAATTTGGTCTTATAAATGTATCTTCAGGATTAAATGTGTCTCTTTTATTATCAAATACAAACCAATTTTCTGCACTATCGGTTCTTCTAACCACAACATAAGCTGGGCGCATCCCCGTGAAAACAAATGGTCCATCAGCATTTCCGTTTCCTTTGTATGAGCCAAACTTGCTGAAGCCTTGTTTTTCTGCAAATAAATAAGCTATATGAGTTCCGCTACTTGTATTAATTGCAGTATCTGTCCCTACAGAAAAAACAGAACTTGTTGGTGCAGTTGAATTAAAAAATGGACCCCATTTTGACGAATATCTATCTGCAACATCACCATCAAAAGCAAGTATTGCAGGATTGCCACTTGTTTTATGATATTGACCCCAACCATCACCAAAACTTCTTCCTTTCAGTATCACCACACTAGGTACTGCCGAAAGTGAATGTGATATTGTGTGTGCTGAACCAGATCCTGTATAAGCAACTATATCAAACCCAGCAGTTGCAGATTCTTTCCAGCACCAAGCTACATAAGTTCCTCCACTAGCATTTAAATTTGTGTTTGTTCCAACTGTAAATCCATCACTATTAAATGATTTTAGAGAAGATGATATAGTGGCTTCTGCCTCAGTGTTATTTGAAGCTATTTGTTCTAAAGCACCTCTTACTGCATCCCATAAATCATGATTAGTTGATGCGTTTCTTCTTTTTGTCCAAACAAAATCTGGTTGCATATTTTCAGAACCATCTAAAGTAATAGAAGTATCATCTGTTGCATTTCCACTCCAGATTTTGCACTGGAAGTAAAGTTCTGGATTGTCTATTGTTGTATAAGCAGCCATTTATCCTCCATCACTTCCTAAATTTTTTGTGCATAACGCCAGGTAACCCGAAGGGGGAGCATACTCAAAAGCACCATATCCATTTGCATCAGCTGCACTTGAAGAATTAGCATAAGGTGGATTGCCAAAGTTTGCTTCATAAGTGAATGAATTTGAATTATGCCAGTCTCCAGCGGCTGGAGAATAAACTCCGTTAGGAGTTGAGCCAACTGCTACAATAGAAACTGCTCCTGTGCCTGTTGAACCTGATGTTGGATCACCTGAATTATCCCATGTACCATCAACTCCAAAATATAATTTAGAATTTGTAAGATCAAGTGCAACCATTATTATATCTCCATTACCATAATCAGTTCCAGACCACCCACTGACTGCACTATTGTTATATCTAACATCTCCAGCACCGCCATTTCTATAACCATATCCAAAAGTATTTTCTCCTAAATGAAGGCTGGTTGAGTTAGTTTGACTACTAGCAATACCTATTAAATCATTGCTTGATGAAGTTCCTACTTTAATTTCCCAATACCATTTACCAGCACTAAGCCAAAATGTTGATGTATTATAAGTATCATTACCACCACTTGTCACAACTTTACAATTTCCCTCTGAAAAAGTTGAACTAGCAATTTGATTATCCAAAGGATTTATAGTACAAAAATTATTCGTGCAAGTATCTGTAGTCTGATCTGTTGCGGCTAGATTACTTTCAGTTAGATCTGTGCCCCCATTCGCGTCGTTGCCAAGGTTATCGCTGGCTTCAAAGTCAAGATAGAAACCGTGCGTACCGAACGTAAGTCCACTGACATCCACGGGCTGCCATATATTAGGGCTATCTTCATTAAATTCACCAAAACTACTTGCAGCTAAAGTTGATCCATCAATCCATACAACTTCTGCCATATAACCATCAAAATGATCTCCACTACTATCTTCATTTCTTCCAATACTTTTTCTTTGACTATTTACTGTATTATTATTAACTGTAAATGTGCTATTTTGATTTGGTCTATCAGATGTTGAAAAACTAGTAACTTTTGTTCCATTGACATACATAGATGTTCTATCAGCTGCTGTGCCTTGAGTTGTGTCCATGTTAATTACTATATGCATCCAGGCCCCAGGGTCCCGAAATTTTGCGTTTGTTCTTAATAATCCATAAGTTGTGTTATTATAAATTAACCTATATCTTAATGTATCATCATCTTTAAAACACAAATCAACATTGTGACTGCTTGCTGCAACCCCACCGCTAAATAAATATTGATCTGAGCCTAGTGCTCCTCTTTTAACCCAAACTGAAAAAGTAAATTTATTTCCACTTCCAGCAGTGCTAGTTCCTAAGTCTTTATACATATAAGGACTATCACCATCATTAAATCTACATGAGTTAGCTACTTCATAACCACCCCCTAATGCTGTTGCTACATTACCTGATAAAATTAAAGGCATTAACTCTCCAATCTTGGCAATTCACCTAATGGTCTTTCCATTACAGGAGGATCTCCTTCATCAGCTGTGTTTACATAAGCATATAAAGTTTCAAGAGCTGGTGTATCACTAGCATTAGTAATTGCAGTTTCTTGTTCAGCTGCCTTTGTTCTAACCGCTGCTCTATGATTAGTGATTGCACTTGGTATTGCTGTTCCAGCATCTGCTTTTCTAACTATGTACCAGTCTGTATCTTGTAATATTCCAGCAGCTTGTGCTTTAACTGTTTTAATTAAATTATATTTTAATCCTCTAGTAGCAACTTCTCCTTCAGTACCTAAACCATCTGTCTCATCTTGTGCTGTAAATAAAGTATCAGCATGAGCTTTAGCTGTAGCGGACCCATAACTTGCTGTAATTTTTCCACCAGCAAAAGCAAATGATTGATTGGTATTGATATACCACTGCTCATCTTTTTTATTAGTGTTATCAAATTCTACTTCATAAATTCCAATAGCTTCTAATTCTGCTTTGCTCCATAATTCAAATATTTTTCTTGAATGACGAACATCACCAATAACTAAACCTTTTGGTTTATTTATAAGTTTTGTAATTGATCCTGATTCTACTAATCCCCACATATTATCTCCTATTAACTCTCACTTAAATTTAATGTTCTACCAACTTCTTGCCAAACTGCTCCATTGTATCTAAAAACATGAATATCAGTTTTCGCATCTGTTGCTGTCTCCGTTGGTTCTGTCGACGCGGCAAATTCAAAAACGGTGTTCCAACCAATAGTATGACTTCCATTGAAATTTAATTCTACACAAATAAAAGCACCTTCTACTGCATTACTTGGTGCAGAGAAAGTCGTATTTTCTGTTGTTATATGATATGCGTTTGCTGCAGCACTTGCGTCCCAGGCTACAGCGTTTGATGATGAAGTAAGTGCTACTTGTGCCACATTAGCTGCTACAGAAAATGTAGCAACTCCTGCTTGAGTAAGTGTTCCACTAACATCTAAATTTCCATTAACATCAATTAAAGTTGAGTTAAGTTCAAGTTCGTCATCAGCATTAATATCTAAATCGCCATCAGCATCTGATCTAATATTAATAGCAGAATCTCTAAACTGAAGTTGCATATCAGTGTTAAGTAATAAACCATCATTGTGAACGTGTGTTAAAGTAACTTCTGCGTCAGCACCAAATTTAAGTACAGCAGCATCACTAAGAAGTGTTACATCATCACCTAAAATTACATCTTTAACTACAGATAAACCACCATCAGTTTGTAGTGAGCCATCAGTAGTGGAAGTTGCTTCAGTAGCATCATCTGTTTTTAAAATACCACCAAAAGTAGCAGTTCCAGAACCTGCTAAATTTCCAACTACATCAATTAATGTAGCAGTTAATTCTA